AATCGGTAGACGCAGCGGATTCAAAATCCGCCGATGAATAATCGTGTCGGTTCGAGTCCGACCCCGGGCACCATTTAGAATTCAATGACTTAAGGCCACCCAAGCGGGTGGCCTTAAGTTTTTCTGGACCCTCAACATGGTGATGTGTCCACATCGTGTCCACCTAGGTTTAGGTGATCGGGTTGTTGTCGTGTCCACTTCCACTAGGTCAGGACCAAGCGTGACCGGACACACTTCACAGAAAACCTATTTTCCGTGGGGCAGGCCAGCCAGCGCCCCCAAGCTGCCGCGGCCTTTCAAAATTTCAGTTATCAGATCAGCCCTTACCACACCTAACCAGTTGAAAAAAAACGCCTTCTCGTTATACCCCCGCAGCAAACGAGATCCTTCCCGATCATTCAAATTCCCACGGAAAGTACGACCATCCCAATACATTCAACGAGTTACGCTTTCACCTTCGTTATCCAGAGCCCCGCCAAACTGTAAAACCCTGCAATTTCTTTCGATCCTTTCAGATCCTCAATGGGCCGCAGATCCTTTATCTGGCGCGGTCTGGGCCTATGGTTTTGCGGTAATCCACTTTTGCAAAAAATTTTATTGGTGCGGCGCGCAGGCGGGAGCGGAAGAGCGCGGTTTCCGTGGCGCAGACGCGGCGGTGGGCGTCGCTGCCGTGTGCTCGGAGGCTGTGTGCGTGCTCAGGCTTCACGTATGATGCAGCCCTGCCCGATGGTGCCTCTTCATGCGGCGCCATTCCCTGGCCATGCTCAGGCGCTGTCAGGCAGATAGAAGAAGGCCCCACGGTGTGGGGCCTTCTTCGCTTGGTGGGTTACTCGATGATGGGGGAGAGGGTGCTTGCCAGTTGGCCGGCCTGCTGGCTCTGGCCGATGAATGTCTCGGCACTGGTTGGCGGTGGGCCGCCGTGGTTATGGCTGGCGGCGGTGGCGGCCAGTTGCTCCACCACGTTCATCAGCTGGTTGAGCAGGCGGAAGATGTTCACCCCATCGCTACCCATCCACGACTTTGGCGATTCGAAGTGCTGCAGCTCGCCGGCCAGTGCCCGACGAACCAGGGCGATATCTTCATCCAGGTTGCCGCCGGCTGTCTGGCTCATGTTACCGGCGCTGCCCAGGATCATGTCTTCGGCGGTCAGCAGCTCGATGTCTCCGAGCGCCTCGATGCGCTTCATGCCCCCGATCTCTTCCACGCTACTGGCCAAGACGCTCATCTGGTGCTGACCGAACTCGCCCAGGTACTCGTCCGCCTCGCGGATCATCTGCATGGCCTTGTCGTGCTGGCGGCGGTCAGTATGGCGTGACTGGTTGCCCACGGTATCGGTACGGCTGAACACCTCGGCCCGTTGCTGCTGTAGCTGCTCGCCCGGGGCGATATCCGGCAGAGGCCAGCCAGTGCCCAGGATGGTGCGGACGAACGGGCGATCGGCACGACCAAAGGCAAACCCCAGCTCGACCATGGTCCCCTCGATGGGGAACTGCATCAGCCCCTGCTCAGGCCCGCCGAACATCACCGGCAGCGGTACAGATCGATAGAGCGGTGTCCCTTCATCTGGCTCGCCATTCTCGCCATACAGCTGGACATCTACCGCATAGCGAGGACGAAACGGGTCATTGAGCTGACCGGCGGCGGCCTGGTCGCTGATGGCCTCGACCCTGCCGAACTTGGGCAGGTGCATTTTGTCGGCCAGCTCGGGGAACTCCCCCTCCATCTTGCGCCGCTCTGGCGACTTCACCGGTTTACCTGGTGTGGCCGTGGTCAGGGTCATTTCGTCACCCTTGAGCCGTACCCGCTCCACCCGCTTGCCGTTGACGATGGCCCCCGGGCGCATGGCCGGGATCGGGGACAGGGTAATGGTGTTGCCCGCTTGGCGGGCCGAGAAGGCCGAGTCCAGCTCCACCGCCTTATCTGCCCAGCGGCTATGGGCATGACTGCCCACGAAGATGGCGCCATCCGGTTGTTGATGCCAGATAAAATCCGGCACCGAGAAGGCGCGGCCCGCATTATCGAGCAGCTGATAGCCGGTGCCGGCGCTGGTGAAGTTTGGGATCGGGGTGTCGGTGTAGTCTGCCCCGTCCGGCAGCAAGAAGGTGAGTTGGGTCTGGTCGGTCAGCCAGGCCAGCAGGCTGCGCAGGGTGGCATGCTGGATACTGACAGGGAACTTGCTGCCCAGGATCCCTGCCAGCTCACGGCATAGCAGCTTGCTGGCACCGTTGGCGGCGTGTTGGACGTCATAGACATAACCGGTGAACCAGCGGCGCAGTTCACCGTTGTAGCCGGTATCCAGGGTCAGGGTCTGCCCCTTGGTCGCAGTCCCGTCGATGGTCAGGGAGGCGCGGCCACCGGCAGAGAGGTCGAGCACGATATCATGGTCAACCAGGTGGGCTGGTTTACCCCCTAAGGTCAGATTGGTCGATAGTTTCACGCCATTACGTCTCCCAGCTTGTCATCCAGCCCCTTCATCACCCTCTCCCACGAACTGAGCTGTTCCTGCTCAGGCGCTGCCGTGCTGCTGTCCGTTTTCGCCGGAGTGGCATTGGCGGTGCCTTGCCCCACAGTGGCAGCAGCCTTGGGGAGGCGCTGCTCGCGCTTCTCCGGTACCGAGTTATGCTCGCGCAGGGTGAACTGCACCTGCCATGCCAGCAGGCCTTCTTGCTCGCTGGCGGTGATGCGGCCGGCAAACTTGGCCTGGCGCACTTTCACTGACTTGGCGAGCAGCGAGCCGACCCGGTAGATATGGCGCTTGCCGCCGTCACCTTTGGCATCAGCCAACTCAAACAGGCGGCTCAGGGTCTTCTCATCTTTGAACGGTACCAGCCCTGACACATCCAGCTCCTTGGCCTTCTCCCCCTGTTCCGAGCTGCTGGTGCTGCTGGTCTGGCCGCTGTTGTCTTTGTCCTGAAACTGCATCGATGCGGAGATCCGCATCGACTTCATCACAATGGGCTCACCGTCCAGGGTGAGCATGGCCGTTCTACTCATTGGGTTAACTCCTGCCAGAAGGTGAGGGGGGAGGCGGAGAGCAGTAGGGCGCCAACGGTCATGCTGTGACTGTGGTCAGGGTGCTCACTGTCGAGCAGCTGTGCGGCGAGGCTGGCCGGCTCGCCATAGCCGTGCCAGCTCCACAGCATTCCGGCAAGGCTGGGCTTGTTGGCCAGTGCCTCATCCAGCTCGGCCACCCTGGCGGCCCGCTTGGCGGCCAGCACGGCCAGCTTGGCGCGGGTGGTCGCCGGTGCCGGCGAGTTCCCCTCGCTTTCCTGCAAGGCATCATTGGCCGCTGTCAGCACCAAGCGGCGGCGCAGCGGATCCCAGATCAGCTGCTCACCGGCCTTCCAGCGCGGTATCATGGCCGCCGTTGGCTGGGCCATGGTGTCGTTGTTAGCCGTCAGGCGGCGCAGTGTGGCGCACCATTCCGGCAGCGGCAGCACGGCGCATACCTGCGCCAGCTTGGTGGCCAGTTCCTGCTCACTGGTACCGGTAACCAGCCAGACCACCGCATGGAGCGGGCCGACAGGAAGATGGGGATCTGCCCCATCCTGCAGCTTGGCGGCCATGGCTTTGATGGCGTTGGGGGCGGATAGAGTGTTCTGGTCACCCTGCTGCTGACCGATGCTGTGTTGATGTGGGGTTACAGTGAGGCAATTACCCATCAACTAGCCTCCAGCTCAGCGATGCGGGTTAGTAGGTGTTGGTAATTCCTGCGTTGCAGGGCTGCCTCCAGAGCTAATGCCTCCTCATAACGGATGCTATACAACTCACCCGCTTGCAGTTCTGGCTTAACCACTTCTGTCCATGCCTCTTGGATACACTCGCCATCGTCATTAAATTCGGCAGGATGATCCTGGGTAATGGCGTGCTGGTATTCCCATTTGTCAAAGCAGAAGAATGCGTAATCGTGAGCGTTAAGACCGTGTCTGGCGAATGCCTCCTTCACCCGTTGTGCGATCACCCCTACGTGCCATCGAGCCTTGTCGTCACCCTTCTCTATGATGCGGCTGATAATCTGATAGCTTACCCAGTCCACCTCTCCCCACGCATCCAACATCGCCTCAGTTATGACGAATGGGCGGGTTTTAGTAATCTCATCAGAGGTAATGGTCATGGCCGTTTGCATTGCGCCATTGGCCCACGGTGTAGACACCGTACCAAGCGATCCGTTGTTGGCCGTTGACGGGGAGGCATTTCCACCAAAGGATGCGTTTTTTGAGGCTGCGAAAATAGTGAACGCAGCGACACCAGCCAGATCCTTGAAGGCATGGTTTGCACCAAGGTAGTCGTTGCCACCATCCCCAAATGCCCTGAAACGCTGGATATCTTGCTTATCTCGCAAATCCAGGCGGTTATTTACTTCATCGAGATGCAAGCCCTTGGCACCGTTAAACCATTTAATGGAGATCGGAGTCTCACGCCAGTTCTTTATGATGAAAGACCCATCGGTGAATCTGGTGGGGAACTGCCGATAATCGTTGAACATGTCTCGCGGAGTGAAGCTCGTCAGATCACATGTGTCCTGCAGATCTGAACAGGAATATCGGATATTACCGGTATAGCCTTGCGTCTCTGTCAGGTCGTAGGCGATAACTACGCCATTCTCATGCTCACAGCCAATCAGCTTAACATCTCGGCAATCCCCCCAGATTCCATTCAGTCTGTCAAACACCGTCTGAAACTTCGTGTTGATGAACTTTAAGTTCCGCATCGGATAACCATCTATTTCGAAGGCGCCCGCTTCACCTATTCCAAGATCGGCAGACTTGGTGCCACTGGTGTGGTCCAAAGCGCAGAACACACAATCAGTAAAGACGGAGCCACTGAAGTTGTTCCCCTGATTGGGTGCACGAATCACTCCAAGTTCGGCTGGCAATGTGGGTGTCACCCCCGTCAGGGTGATCTCGTTACCGGCCACACTGTACCCAGTGAAGGTGTACTTGCTTGAGCTGCCAGAGATGGTGAATTGGTTCTGTGCCGTCAGGGTCCACGATGAGTTGTATTTGCAGGTAACTGTTGTGGTGGTGTTTGATACGACATCAATTTGCGGGGAGTTGCGCTGAATAATTCCACGGCGCCCCTGCCCCAGCAGCTTGTGGAACTTGGTCCGTTCCGGGTTTCCCTTGAGCGTGTATGAGCCATCGTTCTCTGTCACTAGCCAGCCGGCCATCCTCCAGTACCCCACCGACTGTACGTTATCGACCACTGCATCACTGGAGTCATAAACCCAAACCCCCACATCCCAGTCATCGCCGAGCGTCAGACTGGCAGCGTCGTTGTAGCCGTCGATACCATTTTTGCTGACCATTACCCGCAAGTTTTTCAGTTGCGCACCGCGCTGAACAGTAACGGCAACGGAGAATGGCTTGGCCGTAGCGGGTGCGCCACCAACTGAGTCATTGTTAGTAAAGTCGGTGAACGGGTAAGGCACTCCGCCCACGGTCTTGGTAGGACGGGCATTGTGCAAATTGAGACAGGTCTTGTTCTTGGTACCGGTGCCTGTGAATACCAGATGGGTGCCCTTGTCCCAGGCCTTCAGCAGCCGCTCTGGATCTGGCCGGTAGGCGTCCCAGTAGTCTATACCATCGCCAAGCAGCGTAATTCCCGGCGGAATTATGAAGTCTTTGGTCATTTTGTAGCGCCCAGCGCGTAGCCATACCACTGACGCTCCATTGTCTAACGCCCACTGGATAGCATTAATAACCGCATCGGAGCTATCAGTGGTAAAGGTCGGATCCGCGTTGAATGGAGCGTCGTTCGCACAAACTATGTATTGCAGTCGTTTTCCTGCGGATCCAGTCTTGTAGGTTTCTGTGTAAGAGAAACCTACAAGACCTGCGCCCGACCACATGCCAATGGCATGTCGCAATAGGTCCCCACTTCTGGCGACCCAGCCCGGTGTCGATGGGTCTTCGTTAATCTCAACAGCCTTCGGTAACTCACCAAGCCATGCATAAACTTTGGTGCCGTCTTTGTTCAGCAATACCTGATCGGTTGTCTCTATGTTGTTGGCAGTGCCGAACTGGCCGATCAGGTCATAGCCCGCCTCGGCCATCGAGCGCTTCCAGAGCGCGAAGGTGTCAGGGATGACGCCTGAACCGCCGCTGCCACCCTGCCCACGGCCATCAATAACAGTGCTGTCAGCCTGCACAGTGGCCAGCTTGGCCACGTAGTGCGGATAGCCGCTTTCGTCCACATGGTCGGTCAGATCCGCCACGCTGGTGATGATGGTGAAGTGGTTCTGATGCTCAGAGAGCAGCGAACCGGACCGGTGCACATCTACCCAGACGCCGATCGGCTTGGTGCCCGGGTGAATGACCTCCGGCTGTTTCAGCTCGATGCGCAGGCCTCCAACAATGGCCACGCCCTGGGTGACCTGATGGCCGCCATCCTGCTGCACGACCTTGAAACCATCACCGATGAAGGTGTGATGGCCATAGAGCTGGCTGGCCAGCTGGCGCAGATCTTCATCCTGCCCGCGCAGGCGGGCGGCATAGTCAATCTGCCAAGTGCCGGCATCCACGTTGGTGAGGGTCGCCTCGGCTGCCTGGTCGTAACCCATCAGCATGGACTTGACCAGGGAGTTACCGGTCTGGCCGGTGGTCTGGTCGGTCTTTAGCTTGGTCTCGCGCCCCTTGTAGACAATCATCCCGATCACGCCGTTCTGCTTGTTGCACAGGTACATGGCATTGAACGAGAAGTCGCCGACCGTGGTATCCATCACGATGGTGTAGGCCACCGCGTTGTTGTTGATGCGGCCGCGCTGGTCAACGTTCTGGCGGTGCACGATCTGACTCTCCGGCGGCAGGCCGGTGGCCGGGTCAATGGGGGAGGTGATATCCAGATTCGGGATATCAGCCAGGATGAATTCATCCAGTACGACCGGTTGTTCTGCGGCCAGGCTGGACTGCCAATATTGTTCGAATGCGTTGGTAATGACCTGGCTCATCAGGACTCCTTGCGGGGCAGGCTTGCCCCGTAAACGTGTTGAATGAAATGGATTTGACCGGCGCGCAAGTACCCCTTGCAGGCGGGTTTATTGAGGGTTGCGGCAAATACTTGGTGACCCATGTCAATGCGGCCAGCATGCAGGTAGCCCACGGCGGGATAGAGCACCTGGAAGCGGTAACGGCGGCAGGTACGGCCGTAGTGCTGGATCAGGGTTTCCATCAGTTGCTGATTGGCGGCCAAGGCGCTGTCAGCCACCTCGATGGTGATGACGTCCCAGGGGGTAGCGTCTTGGCGTTCATGAAGCTCACACCAGCCGATCCCCAGTCGCTCAAAGATGCGCTTGAAACCGGCCACTTCGCCGGAGTCCTGGGCGTTGATGAAGGCGTACTTCACCCGCTTGCGGAACAGGTCAAGCGGCTCCCCCTTGAAGCGGGTGATGTCCCGCTCCCAGGCGATCAGCGCCAGCATGGCTTCCGAGCAGATCATCGGGTCTTGCTGGGTCAGCGGTTGCAGCAGCCAGCCGCGCAGACGGCGCCAGAAGGCCATGATGCCTTTGGCCAGGAATGCAGGCTCTTGCACTCCCTCGGCAATGGTCTTTCCGTCTTCCCACCAGGGGGCCGTGCTGTCTGGCAGTTGCGGGGCCTTGTCCTGGTGGTTTAGCTCGGTGGTCTTAGTCATGGAGGAACACCTCCAGCGCACTCAGGCGCGGGATGACGAGGCCAGAGACGATATCCAGCTCGGTGAAGTGCAGGCTCTTTATCTCGCTGAATGCCTGATGAAGCTCGCGGCCAAGCTGGCTCAGTGAAAAGCGGGACTGCGGCCACGCCCGGGTCACTGACGGATAGTCAGCTGACTGGCGAAAGGCCGCCTTCACCATCAGCTCCACCTCACGTTTGAGTGTCAGCCGCTGTTCGGTGGTCATGTTCTCGGCCGGCCACAGCTCCAGGTGCAGTGAGTGCTCGGTTTCTGGCATCGCCATCACCTGCAGGTCATCACCGTGGCCGTGGTTACCCTGGGTGCTCACGTAGTCGTTGAGCTTGTCGATCAAGCTGGCCGGCGTGGTGCCCACCTCCAGCAGGATGAAGGCATTGGCGGTACCCGGGCCCCTCGGTGCGTCATGCTCGAAGAAGATGTGATCGGCACGGATCCCCGCCACGCTGGCGAGCATGGAGCGATAGATAGCGTCGATGTGATAGCGACCCACCGCCGAGAACTGGTTCTGAATGCGCAGGCCCAAGGCATCATTGCTCTCGGCATCGGCCCCCTGTGTGGTGACCCAATCGCGGTCGGTGTTGCGTGCTGACAGGATACCGGTCACCGGTTTACTCAGCAGGTTGTAATAACCGGGGGCCAGATTCCAGGCGCTGCCGGCGAACTCAGCCTCACAGACCACCTTGGCTACGGCCTCACCGGTAGGGCTCACCATTTCCTGCAGTGGGCGCAGGCGATAGATGGTGCCGTTGATGCGCTCGGTGGTGATCCAGACATCGGCCGGGATGGTGACGGCCTCGCTCTGGTTGACCTTGATGAAGTTGACTAGGCCCCGGGTTTTCTGGGCGGCCTTGCGGGTTAGGTCCACATCCCAGGCCTTGAGGTCGAGATAGGTATCGGTGGCGGTCGCGGCAAAGCTGGCTGGCAGCACATGGCCCGCCAGCAGGGTGCGGATCAGCCAGAGCGCCGGGGTGATGACCACGCCGCGCACCAGGCGCCAGAATGGGGACACATCGCTGTCGTTGGTGATGAGTGACCCGGCGGCCTCCACCTCTTTCTTGAGCTCGGCCTCCATGGCTGCCTCGGTTGTCGGCACCCCGCTTTTTGCCAGCAGGGCCATAAAATCCACGGTGGGGCGCAGGTTCACAGGGTTACCTCCAGATCGCCGAATTCATAGGTGCGGGCCGTGACCAGGATGCGTTCCGGCGATTCTTCGCTGATCAGGATGGTGCCCGGGATCAGGCGCACGTCGTTCTCGACCAGCAGCTCAATCTCGGTCATCACATCGGCGCGCAGGGTAGGGCTGCGCTCGCCGATGAGCTTGCGGGCCAGCCCCGACTCCATGATGCGGTGCTTGATGTCCTGGCCGATGCTGTGGCGATCCTGGGTGAGGCGCGGCTGGCCGCCGGCATCGAGCTGCCATGCACCGTCTATCACCAGGATGTCGATGTATTTGGGTTCGCTCATCACCGCGTCTCCAACCATGCGTTCTCGGCCATCTGCTCCGGCGTCATCGGGCTCTGGCTGGTCATGTGCACTTCGCCGATGTGAATGGCCTTGGTCGGCTTCTGGTTGGCGGTTGTTGCAGCCGCATTGGCCTGGATCAGCTGCTGGCCAATGCCACCGGAGGGAATGCTGCTCTGGCCGCCCTGGCGATAACGGGCGAGCGGGGCATTGATGTTCTCGGGGTTTGGCAGGTTGAGGTCAGGCATTGCAGAGCTGATATCCAGGTCAACCCCTGGCAATACATTGAGTTTTTCCAGTACCCATTGGATGGCTTTACCCACGGCCCAGATAGGCGATAGCAACAGCTTGAAGACTGTTCCTAGAATGGTTCCAGCTGCCTCCCCGAGTGCGATCATGTTGGTGAAGGCGCCTGAGGCTTCATTGGTTGTTCCAAGCCACTGGGCGATGATGCCGATCAGACTGGATACGCCATCCCAGATCACCGGCAAAATGGCGGCCCAAGGCTCGAATACGGTTGATATAGCTGGGGCCATGGCAGAGATGAGACCGCTGAAAAATGCTTTGATGGGTTCCCACCACATCACAAGAGCTGCAATGGCAGCGACTACTGCCAGAATGGGCCACGCTAGAGCCCCGAATACGATACCCAGACCCACGACGGCCAACTGAGCCATTCCGACGAGCAGCAACCAAGCGCCGGTAACCACTCCCAGACCGATAAAAGCCAGAGCGGCATAGCTGATCACCTTGGTGAGGTTCGGGAAGAGGTGAGTCCAGCGCAGCACATCATTGGCGCCATCAGCAAAGGCGCCGACCACGGCATTGATGGCGGGCAGCACCACGCCAAAGGCGGCGGCACGGATGGCGAACCAGCCTTGTTCCACCCGCTGCCACTGGTCTGTCATGGAAGCGGCCATCTGTTCGGCCTTACCCATGCCATGGGTGTTGGCCAGCGCGTTGATGTTGGTGGAGAGGGCCTTGGTGTTGGTCATCAGCAGCTTGATCATGGCCACTGCTTCATCCGAACCGAACGCCTTCTTGAGCTCGTCCCCCTCGGCCACGCTCAGGGTCTCGCCATAGCGCAACTTGAGTTTGTCCAGCACGGTCAGCACCGGCAGCATGTTGCCTGCCGAGTCGGTGAACTGCATGCCGAGCGCCTTCTGGGCGCCACCGACACCAGCCAGGAACGACTTGAACTTGGTACCGGCCTCGCCCCCGCTCATGGTGGCTTGCAGTTGGCCGAGTACGGCGAACTGCTCATCCATCGAGATGCCGGCGGCAGTGGCGTTGGCACCAATCGCCCCGAAAGCATCAGCCATACCCTGGCCGGTGGTCTTGAACATCTGAACTGCAGTGGCGGTTTTACCTGCCAAATCTTCCACCCAATTGGCCTTGCCCATCATCTTGGCCTGCTGCTCGAAGATGCCGTACATGGTGCCCATGTAGTTAGTGATGGTGGCGGTGTCTGCTTTGGTGGCCTTGGCCAAGGTGGTCGAGGCGCGGGTGAAGGCTGGCAACTCGTTCCCCTCCAGCCCGGCGATCGCAGACTGGATATCGTAGGAGGAGCGGACTATCTCTGTGGCTGACTCGCCATACTTGACCGAGAGCGCGAGCGCCTCGCGCCCCAGTGCCCCGAGTACATCCTTTTGCACATCGAGGGAGGCGACTTCTCCGAGCGCCCTGTCCATCTCGATGGCAGGGCCAAGGGCTGACTGGATAGCCATGCCGCCGGCGGCCAAGGTGGTTGCGCCCATGGCCATGTTGCTCCAGCCCTGACGACCGGCCTTGCTGACCTTGTCGATCTGGCTGTTGATGCCCTGCAGGGGCTTGGTGACCTGATCCACCAGGGCCACTTGCATCATCAATTTTTCCATCCAGGCCATCAGTCGTTATCCGTTCAGTGCTTTGGCAATGCCCTCGGCCACAGCGGCGGCGTTGGACTCTTGGTTGTGTTTGTCTAACCAGATGGCGCGAGCCAGGCTGTCGAGGTCGTCATCCTCATGGGGCAAGTAGTGGCGCCTCAGTGCCAGTACTTGCTCCAGTTGGTTGCGCTCGATGGCCTCGGCGCGCGCCGTCAGTTTTTTACGGTGATTTCCAGCTCGGGCGCGAACTCCTTGTTGATGGCGCCCGCCAGCTGCAGGGCGGCGCTGGGGCGCTTGAGCAGCTCATCGAGCGCCTCTTTGCTTTCCTGGCAGACGATTTTTTTCAGGTAGTTGTGAGCCGGTGCCACCTTGTCGTTTGGCATCATGTCGTTGATAAAGCCGTTGTAGGCCACCATGGTGGGGGCGAATTTCAGCTCTTTGCCGGCGACGTCCAGGGTGATGATCGGTGTTGCCATTAGTTGTTTTCCTCTTGTTCAATCCAGTTGTTCAGGGTGTTGATTTGGGTTTGGCAGCGGCGAATTGTCGTCTGCAGGGTGGGGATAAACCGCACGGCATCGCCGTAGGTGGTCCCCGTAAAGTCAGGCTCCGGGCAGTTGGGCACCAGCCCCGGCGGTGGTAGCCGCTTCACTACCTGGGTTTTCACCACTGTGGTGGGCTGGCTGGAGCAGGCGCAGAGCGCCAACAGGCAGAGGCTCACGAGCGCAATCCGGGCGGCCTGCCGGTGGCGTGGCCAAGGCTTGTTGCAGTTCATCGGCGGTTTTCCTGTTCTGGTTGTCGAGCTCGGCCAAGGCGGCGTTCTGGTCGTTAAGCAGCAGGCGCAAGCCCTTCGTTATCAACTGCTGTTCCTGTAGCTCAGTGGCCTGCTGGCTGTTGACCGTCTGCAGATTGGTGATCGTGGTTTGCTGCTCGGTCATGGTGCGCTGCATGTCCACCGTGCGGCGGTGGGTGACATAGAGCGCCAGCACCAGGAGCAGTCCCACTATCCCCATGACCTTGCTGAGGGCGCTCATGCCAGCACCCCGCCGAATTCGGTGAACTTGGCCAGCAGGTCAGCCAGCTTGTGCTCACGCTGGCCATAACCTGCGCCCGGCAGGCTGGCCCAGATGTTGGCGCACTTGGCGATCGCCTGGGGGATGCGACCATCGATCACATCGGCCAGCGCTTTGCGCTCGCGGATCAACTGGATTGCCCAGGCATCTTGTGACTCAGGGCCAAAGTCCGGCAGGCCGAGCTGGTCACGGTAGTGGGGCCAGTGTTTCGACAGGTGCTGATAGCGGCCGGCAGCCGTGCTGACCAGGCGTGGGTTCACCTGCACCTTGACGTTGGGGTGGGTGCGGTAGTCGGTGAACAAACCCGCCGGGTTGACCAGCTTGTTGTAACCGTCATCGCCGAGCCCTTTGGTACCCTCGGAAAAGGCGAGCGTGTCGAGAAAGGCGGCCACTTGCGGGTGGCATTTACTGCGCGGCATTGCTGTCCTCCTTCTTACGAAGTATCAGAGCCGCACGGTCGCGGATGATGTCGATCCCAAGTAGTCCCACCATGCCACCCAGTAACGGGGTGGCCTCCTGGGGGATCCCGAGCAAGTGGGTCCCGGTGGCGGCCGCCAGGGTGATGAGGCCACACAACAGGGATTCGATCAGCCGGCGGCGACCCCGCCCACCGGCATAGGTGATGCGCAGGAAGGCGATGGCAAGTGCCAGCAGTGCCCCATAGACAGCAGGCCAGTTGTCCATCAGCCAGGCCAGCAGGGCGGCCCAGAGGGTGGGGTCTTTGTTTGGCATAGGGTTCATATCCCGTTCTCGATGCTTATTGGCCGCGACGCTCTGCGCGGCTCTGGCAGGGCACACACTTGCGTACCCCTGGTACTCGCTGGCGGCGTTCCTCCGGGATCGGGTCATCGCACGCTTCACAAAGGTGCAAGCTCTCGCCCTGGTAGTGGCTGCGGCCAAGCTGGTTATCCAACTGGGCCGCCAGCATCCGCTCGGCGTGTTGGGTGGCGCGGTCGATCAGATCCATCCGTTAGCCCTTGAGGTGACGGGTATCGTCATCCGACAGGTACGGCACGCCGTTGATGTGCACGAAGTCGGGGGAGGTGACGAACCCCTTGACCTTGTGCACCCCCTTGCTGCCGCCCTTGGGATCGACATCGAGCAGGTCGGAGAGCAGCAGCTTCACGCCGAAGGCTTCCACCTTCATGGTCTCGTCGCCGGTGTCGGCGTAGAACAGCACATCGTCCGGCTTCATACCGCGCCAGCTACCGGCCCGCTTGGCCGCATCGCCCAGCAGGGTGAAGTTCTTGGCGTCGAGCTCGAACTCCAGCTCTGCGGCCACATCCCCATCGACATAGCCATCAGGGATGCCACGGGTTTGCGCCACGGCGCTGTTGTCGGTGATGGAGAGGCTGGCCTTCTCGATGTGCACCATGGTGCCCATCAGGGTGGTGTCGAAGGACTGGCCTGAAATACGGCGGGTCATGGGTTAGCCCTCCCCGTTGTTGAGGCTCAAATCGAGCATGATGTTGACGGTGATCCCCTTTGGACAATCCACAGTGCGCACCACCACATAGATGGAGACCAGGTTCTTGGCGGTCCACTTGATGGTGATGTCGCCATCCTTGGGGGAGGCGATGTCGCCCGGGAACGGCTGGCCGTTGATGGTGGTAGCGCTTGCCATCTGACGCAGGTCCTTGCCGAAGAACATGACGGCGGCGGCGGTGCTGCCCGGGGTGGAGTTGAACGAGCGGTCACCGATGCGGGCGATGGCGCGCAGGCGCATCCGGCGGGCGACCTTGTAGGCTACTCGCAGGTTTTCGATCACCTGGTAGTCGCCGCCCTCGGCGTCCAGGGTGCGGCCATCGGCCCAATAGGTGCCGTCAAAGTCCGGGTACCACATCGGCACCGAGTAGCGGCTTTGCTCCAGGGTCTGCAGGGTGGCCAGCGGCAGTTCGGTGCCGTCCTTGTCCTTGGGGATAGCGCCAAGGCCGACCACGGCGCCGGTTTTCACCCGGCAAGGGCTATCAGCGATGCTCACTGCGCGGTTGCACAGGCGGCCGGCGTAAGCCCCGATGAGGTTGGGCCACAGCTGCGGGATCAGGGAGACCGATTCAGCCGCGATGCCATCCTGCAGGGCGGCCAGTTCTGCCTCGTATTCGCTCCAGTCCTGACCGCCCTCGGTGGTGGAGACAATGCCCGGCACCGCCAGCAGCATGGCTTGCCAGCGACCCCACTTGGCGATCAGCTCCTGGTTGAGGGCGTGGGCGGCGTTGATTTTGGTCGCATCCCACTCCTGCCCCAGCACCACGACTGCTTCGAATGACTGGGTTTTCTGGGCGGTGCGAACGGCATCCTTCCAATCCATGTCGGTCGGCAGCACGAAGGCGGCGGCCGTCCAGTTCTGGCCGGCGTTGTCGCGGGCGGCCAGCAGGTTGGTTTTCAGTTCGCTGTCAGCCTCGCCCAGCAGCGTGTCAAAGTCAGACTGGGTATTGAGCGAGAGCAGCTTGTTGGTGTTGGTCGGCGCACTGCCGATGAACAGCAGGTGACGCTCGACTTCCGTCACGGGCCCCTGCATCTGGTTCAAGTTGTTGATCTGTACATAAGGCCACATGGCGTTATTTCCCCTTCATGCCTTGCTTGTTGACGTCCCAGCCGTAGTTGATGCTCTGCAGCGCACGGGCAAAGGCCTGTTCGCGTTGCTTGGTGTTGGCGCCCAGGAACGGGCGGGCTGGCAGCTGGATCTCCCAGCTCTCTTTGACCGGTTCATCCTTGAGCTTCTTGATCAGCAACCCTGCCTGGGCGTAGTTGAGGTTGCCCGTTATCCAGCCCAGCGAGGCCGAGCGGTATGCCCGTTTGCGTTTGCCTGGGCGCTTGAACCCCAGCTCGCGCAGCTTGCGGGCTTGTGCCTTGCTGGCCTGCTTGTTCTTGCCGCCATCGCTGGGGGCAATACGGCGCCGGCTGATTGCCGTCACCTTGTAGGTGTGCCCCTTCTGGTGGGTATTGGCGATGACTCCGGCGTGGGCGCTCATGGTGCCCTTGGTGAAGCCCAGTTCAGCCACGTCCTGGCGTGGCTCTCGGATCAGCAACAGCTTGGGCAGGCCACGCAACATCTTGCGTTTGCCCCGCTTGCGCGGCGCCCACGGCTGGCCGTTGGGGTCTTGTTGCTGGCGCACGTTACGGGCTGCCAGCTTCTTCATCTCATTGGCCGCTCGCCATACCAGGCGCTTGCGCTTCTTGGGCGGCAGGGCCAGCAGGTTGAGCTGGTCTTTGCCACGACGGGTATCCAGCGTGATGCTGATCATGACGGGTCACCGATCTGGTGATGGCCGGTATCACCCACGTTCAGGTCGATATGGTCGGCCACCCAGATTTCATACGGACCCACTTTCCAGCGTTTGCCCATCCAGTTGATCGGGCCTTGCGGATGCTCGATAAGTCGAAGCGGTTCGGTAAAGGCGAGCTGGATCTCGAGATCGGCTGTCTTCTCATCGTTCGGGGTGACGGCGTACTCGGGATCGCCCAGGTCGAATTTCTCGCGGAATGGGTCGTTCTCCTGCACCCAAGAGGCGACAGCGGCCAGCACAATGCTCGGATCCAGTTCGCGAAACGGCAGCTGCTCGATGGTGAACACCGCCTGATAGGTGAGCCATGCCACATCCACTCCGGTGGGGCCCATGTTTTTGGGCTCCAGCCGAATGGTGCCGTTCTCCATCCAGCTATCGAGCGTCTTGTGAGACTTGGCCGGCAACACCCGCAACAGCTCGGCGTGGAGCGCCTGCAGGAAGTAGCCCTGGGCCTGTTGCTCGTTCATGTCGTTACTCATATCAGCGAGACCCCGGCACGGCGCTTGCCCTTGATACTGCGTACCAACTGCTGACTCTCTGCCAGCAGTTGGGCGCGTTGGTCTGGCGATCGCTCTACCTGGTTGTTGGCGGTCGCCCGCTCGGTGACGCTGGCGAACTCGGGTAGCAGCGCAGACTTGGCACGGGCAAAGACGGCGGCCAGGTACTGCTCGGTCAGGGCATTGGTGCCGCCTTCCAGGCTGGGCCCGGGTACCTCGGCGGCGGTGGTGTAGCCCTTGCCCAGCAGCGTGGCCTGATGGCTCGCCAGCTGCAGGTTGATTTCAGAGACGGCGGCCAGCAGGGCTGCGCCGGTGGTCTGGGTATCCAGATCGGCAGGCGTGGCGCGGCGGCGCTCAAAATCGGCGACGGCCACATCTGGCCAGAACCCGTCATTGCGGATAGTGGCGGTGCTGTAGTCGATGTCCTTGCCTGCAAACATGTCTGGACCCCTGTTGATGCTTGCCAATGTGAACACCACTTCCCCGATCACTCAGGTCGCCGATGACGCGGCGAGAAAAGGTGCACCCCTGAAGCCACGGATCACAGGATTCGGCGGTTGCCTTGCGGCTTGCCTATCCTCCCCGCCGGGGTGCGGTGGCGCGGAGAGTCTTATTGCTCCGGATTCAGCGCCCGCAGGCGCATGGCAATCTTTTGGCGCAAGGTGCCGACGCCCACCTTGCCGTGCAGCTTGTCGGCCTGGGCCAGCCAGTGATCGGCTTGCTCCAGGGTGGCGCTGTCACCCACGGCGCTCGGGCGGGGCTGACCGTCGTGGTCACGTAGCAGCAGGCAACCGGCGGCCTTGAACCACTTGGCGGTCAACCGCTCGTTGAGGCGCCAGTCATTGCGCACCTTGTCGAACACCCGGGAGAACCAGGGCTCGACGGCATGACCTTCGGCGGCTTGTTTCTCGGCCCACTCCAGCACGGTGTCGGCCACAAAGTGGGCCCAGTCGCGCTTGATGTTGTTCGGGGTGCGCTGGCCCTGCGTGATGGCGAGCTCTGCCCAGGCAATGCCTGCGTCGAAATCGCCAACGTCAAAGGCCCAGATGATGAGGCGCTGAAACAGCTCGTTCTGGTAGGGCTGGCCCGACTCAGCGACAGCAGCCAGATAGCGCTCCACATAGGGGCGGTACTTGGGCATCAGCTCATCGCGTTTCATGTTCACCCGGTCACCGATGCGAGCCAGTTTGCGCAGCCGGACAATGTCCTGTTCCAGGGCAACCAGTTGCAGGTGCAGGCTGTCAGCCACTGCACCGGTGGCCATGCCAGAGCAGGCGGCCTGCTCGGCCCCCTGCATGGCTTGAACGCGCTGCTTGTGACGTTGACCGGGTGAGCTCATGAATTAACCGCCGACTTCTTCTGGCTTGGCACCGATGACGATGTCGGCCTCTTCAAAGCCGCCATAGGCCTTGTGTTCGCCCAGGGCGTAGCCTTCCATACGCCAGTACTGGTTATCGAAGCTCTTGCTGTCCTGGTTATCGTCGGCCTTGCGCTTGCGGGTGCCGCGCTGGGTGTAGCAGTGCAGGTTGTCCAGGGTGGTGACCACCATCCGCTTGCCCGGGAAGAAGGGCGGGATGTAGGACTTGCGACCGGCGATGGTCTTCTCCAGCTGCTGAGCGGCGATCTGCTCGCTCGGCTTGGTGGCTTCGCTGTAGAGCTTGGCTTGGGAAGCGGAGACTAGGTCGGTACCGACCAGCACAACCAAGCGAGGGTCCTGGCGGAACAGGGGATCGATGGTGCTGTTGATGAGGTCGGAGGCCATCTCATCCAAGGTTTTGTAATCGCCCTTGCCGTCCGGGTCGAAGTAGATCTTCTTGCCAGCCTCAGCCTTGATGATCTGGCTGCCCCCTTTCCACTCGCGGGCAATCTGATGCCAACCCTTGTTGACGTCTTCACCCAGCGGTTTCTCGGTCGGATCGGTGGTTTCTGCGGCTTCTACGCCGTTCCAGCCGACTCGCATCATATCGAGGGCGAATGCCGTGTTGACGAACTCGCCAACCAAACGGATGAACTCGCCCTCGCTGCCTGCGTTCGCCCAGGTGCAGAGAGTGGCCCATGACAGGGAGGCGCAGGAGTCGGTTTCTTTCAGAACGTAGTTATTTCCATCTACACCCACTTCACCCTTGAAGCGACCGCCTTTCTTGCGGCCGGTGTAGAGCTGGCCCACGCCCACTTGCACCACTTGCCCAGTAATCTGGTCTACGTCCAGACAGGTAATCATGCCCAGGAACTCGACGGAGGCGAGCAGAGCAGAGCGCAAGGTCGTTTCTACCGGACCAGTGACACTGAATTGTTTGGGCAGCTTGGTAATGTCGATGCCGTAGGCCTTTGCCAGAGCATCGCAGTACTTGCTCAGGCGCTGTTCGGCCTGAACGGTCAGGGTTTGGCTCACTGAATGCTCCTTAGCAAATTTGATAGGTGGTGTCGTCACCGCCCAGTGGACTCGGGCGCTGGCCATCCACTTCAGCGGAGAACTTGTCGATCTGGCCTTTCAGCTCGCCGACGGTGGCTGCCAGACCGGTGATGGTCTCGTTCAGCTTGTTGAACTGGTCGTCAGTGCCGTTGGTCTTGTCGCCTTCGGTTTTCACTTCAGGAGCCGGATCAGGCTTGGCGTCCGGTTTGGCATCCAGCTTGGCGCTGATGCTTGCGAACTGTTCACTAAGACTGGTCAGAGTCCCGTTCAGCAGTTCGAACTGTTCTTTGTTCATTTCCTCATCCTCGGTGGGGCTGGGCGTGGGTTGTTTGGCTGGTTCGCCATGGCTGGCCATCAGGCCGAAAAGCTTGGCCATAAAGCCATCCGGCTTTTCGTGCTTTGGCAGCTTGAGCATGGAGAGATCCAGCGGTTCGCTGGTGCCGACAGCCTGCCCCTTGCTGCTCTTGCTGAACTTGAGGTAGGTGGTGCCGGTGCTGGCTGGCTGGTCGGTAACGCCCAGCCCAATCAGGTAGGTGCGACCCAGATCGGCGAATTGCTCGAACGGCTCGATGGAGCAGAACTGATACTGGCCGCTCTGGTTCCAGTAGATGAGATCCCGATTAGGGCAGAGGATGGCGAACAGCTTGAACTTGCCGTCTACCTCTTCGGTCTTGAGTGCTTGCACCGTGCCATAGCTTGACCAGCGATCGTGATCAGGCCAAATGACTGCGGTGTAATAGGTCGGGTCGTAGGTCTCGGCCATGTCGGTGAGCCATTCGCGGGAGATATCCCGCCCGTCCACCGCTTTTCCTTCGGTGGCGATACAGACCCAGCCAGTTCTCAAGGTTGATTCGTTCATGCCTGCTCCCAATTGATACGGGCTCAGGCTATCGGGTCGGGAAGGGGTATTCATCCGGTTGTGTTCTGGGGGATTCGGATCCAGCGGGATATCCGAATTGCTCAGAACATCAGTGGGATAAGTGGGGATAGTGGGCTGGCTATGATGGCGCCATCATTCATATCGATGGAGGCGCCGTGGCGTATCCCGAAGAGATCCGCAATGCTGCGCGGGGACTCTACCTTAAGCGATGGACCCCCCAGGAGATCAAGGACGAACTGGGGCTGAACTCCTGCCGCATCGTCTACTACTGGGCCGAAAAGCTCGGCTGGCGGGATCTGCTTACCGATGAAGCGGTGGAGGATGCCATTGCCCGCCGCCTGCACTCCTTGTTGTGTCGTGAGAAGAAAACCAGCGCCGAGATGGATGAGATCGACAGGCTGGTCGGCCACCATGTCAGCCTGAAAGAGAAAGCCCTCAAGTGGGCCGAGCGCCAGCAGGCGCTCACCACCCGCCGCGAAAGTGGTGATGAACCAGCAGCCGACCGGCCGCGCCGTGGCCGAGGCGGCCAGGATAGTGGTAGCAGCAAAGGTAAGGGCGGCAAGAAGGCCAAGAACGAGGTCGGCCACCTGACAGCCGATGACTTTGCCGAGTGGCTGGGTACCTTGTTTGGCTACCAGCTGCGCTGCCGTGAGGCGAAGAACGACCCGGCCTTGCCGCGTACCCGCAACATCTTGAAGTCGCGTCAGGTCGGCATTACCTACTACTTCGCCGGCGAGGCGCTGGAAGATGCGGTGCTGACAGGTGGCAACCAGATTTTCCTTTCCGCCACCCGCGCCCAGGCGGAGGTGTTCCGCTCCTATATCTGCAAGATTGCCCAGACCTTCCTTGGCGTCACCCTGACCGGTAACCCTATTGTGCTGTCGAACGGGGCCGAGCTGCACTTCTGCTCTACCAACTCCAACAGCGCCCAGTCTCGTTCCGGCAACGTTTACATCGACGAGTACTTCTGGATCCCCAACTTCGAGAAGCTGTCGGACGTGGCCAGCGCCATGGCGACCCAGAGCCGCTGGCGCAAAACCTACTTCTCGACCCCATCGAGCAAGGTTCACGAAGCGTACCGGTTCTGGACCGGGGATCGCTGGAAGGGTCAGCGCCCGAGCCGTGTGGCCATCGACTTCCCTGGTGAAGATGAGATGCGCGATGGCGGTCGGGTCTGCCCCGATCGCCAGTGGCGCTACGTCATCACCATCGAGGATGCCCTACGCCTTGGCTGCAACCTCATAGACATCGAGGAGCTCAAGGACGAGTACCCGGAGGAGGTGTTCGATCGCCTCTACATGTGCCGGTTTATCGACGATGCCCTGTCGGTGTTCAAGTTCCAGGATATGGAGCGGGCAGGGGTGGACCCGACCAGGTGGGAGGACTACAAGCCCGGGCGGCCAGACCCATTCGGTCGGCGAGAGGTATGGATGGGCTACGACCCGAGCCGCACTCGCGACAACGCCACCCTGGTGGTGGTTGCCCCGCCCACGGTCGCCGGCGAGCGGTTCCGGGTGCTGGAAAAGCACTACTGGCGCGGGCTCAACTTCCAGTATCAGGCGCAGGAGATCGAGCGGATCGCCAAGAAGTTTCGGGTCACGTATCTGGGGGTCGATGTGTCCGGCATTGGCTCAGGGGTCTATGACCTGCTTAAGCCGGTATTCAAAGGGGTGTGCCACCCCATCAACTACAGCATCGAGAGCAAGTCGCGGCTGGTACTCAAGATGATCGACGTAGTGGAGGCCAACCGCATCGAGTGGGACAGCTCGGATCGGGATATTCCGCTGGCGTTCCTTGCCATCAAGCGCAGCACCACCGGCGGCGGCCAGATGACGTTCAGGGCTGCCCGAGACAACGTGACCGGACACGCGGACGTATTTTTTGCCATCGCCCACGCCGTGGCCAATGAGCCGCTCGATACCAACCGCAAACGTAAATCCACCTGGACAACCAGCGAAGTTAAGAAGGCAGCATGAAGAACGATATCAGTCAGTTGACCGAGGAACACTTTCACGAATGGATCAGCACCCTGTTTGGCTACCAGCTGCGCTGCCGTGAGGTCAAGCTAGACCCGTCACTCGCGCCCATCCGCAACGTTTTGAAGGCTCATCAGGTCGGCATGTCTTATTACTTCGCCGGAGAGGCTTTTGAAGATGCCGTATTGACTGGCGACAATCAGATTTTCTTGGCAGAAACCCCAGAGATGGCCGATGTCTACCGGACCTATGTCTGCTTGATAGCAAAGAGGTTCCTCGGCGTTACCCTTACCTGCAGCCCCATCGTCCTGTCGAACGGCGCGGAGATCCATTTTCTTTCTCTTGATGACCTGACCTTTGCTGGAAAAGCTGGCCACGTATACGTCGATGAGTATTTCTGGATTCCTGATTTCGGAAAAGCGCTGCACTTGGCCGGCGCTATGGCTATGCACAAGCGCTGGCGCAAGACCTACTGTTCAACGCTCTCTGAGCGCCGCGGTATGGCGCGTAACTTCTGGAGCGGGGATCACTGGAAGAACCTGTACCCAGGCCGAGATGCGATCACTTTCCCTAGCGAATCATCGTTGCGCGATGGCGGCCAGCTTTGTCCCGATCGGCAGTGGCGCTATGTCATCACCATTGAGGATGCCGTTCGACTCGGTTGCAACCTCATGGACATTGATGAGCTCAAAGACGAGTACTCGCAGGAGGCGTTCAATTTCCTCTTCATGTGCCAATTCAAAGACTCCCAGGAGAGTTCTCTCGCATGACCAAACAACAGCAACCGGCCGAGGTGGCCACTCCAACCAAGCCCGGAACGGTAGCGTTCAGCATGCCGGAGGCCATCGACCCCACGGCATGGATGACCGATTACACCGGGGTGTTCTACAACCCCTATGGCGAGTATTACCAGCCGCCCATCGACCGCAAGGGGCTGGCAAAGGTGGCGCGGGCCAACGCTCACCACGGGGCCATTCTGATGGCGCGGCGCAATATGGTGGCAGGCCGCTTTACCAATCAGCGCAGCACAGTCACCGCCTTTGCTCACAACTACCTGCAGTTCGGGGATGCGGGCCTGCTCAAGCTGCGCAACGCCTTCGGCCAGGTGGTCGGGCTGCACCCGCTCTCGAGCGTTTATCTGCGCCGGCGCGAGGATGGCTGCTTTGTTTACCTGCAGCTGGGCAAGCCGAACCTGATTTACCGGCCGGAGGATGTGATCTGGCTGGCCCAGTACGACCCGGAGCAGCAGGTCTATGGCATGCCTGATTACCTGGGGGGCTTGCAGTCTGCCCTGCTCAACCAGGACGCCACCCTGTTCCGCCGCAAATACTTCCTCAATGGCGCCCACATGGGGTTCATCTTCTATGCTACCGACCCGAACATGGACGATGACACTGAAAAAGAGATGAAGGAGATGATCGCCAACAGTAAGGGGGTAGGTAACTTCCGTTCCATGTTCGTCAATATTCCGGAAGGCAAGCCCGATGGCATCAAGCTGATCCCGGTGGGGGATATTGCGACCAAGGACGAGTTCGCAGCCATCAAGGGGATTACCGCCCAGGATGTACTGACCAGCCACCGCTTTCCTGCTGCGCTGGCCGGCATCATCCCGACCAATGGCGGCGGAGGCCTGGGGGACCCCGAGAAGTACGATGCCACCTACGCCCGCAATGAGGTGCTGCCGCTGTGTGAGCTGCTGCGGGATTCCATCAATGGGGCTGGTTTACCACGGGCTTTGTGGGTCGATTTTCGGGAAACGATAGGTTCTGCTGTATAAAAAAACAGTCCTTTTGAGGTAAGATGCAATCTATTGGTTTAACCTTAGACTTGTCGGGAGGGGGGATGCGGGTTTATTGCAAAGTGTGTGGCCAGCGGGGCCGCATTACCAAGACCAATCGGCTGAGCGATGATGTATCAGATCTCTATTGCCAGTGTACTGATGCAGAGTGTGGCCATTCCTGGGTGGCCTGTCTGTCGTTTGCTCATACCCTGAGCCCCTCAGCCAAGACGACAAATCAGCTGGTGCTCAGCTTGATGGGGTCGCTGACGCCAGAGGGGCGGCAGTTGGTACTGGAAGGACTGGGGGCGCAATAGCGCCCCTTAGTTTTTAGGGGTTTGCCAGCGGTGGTTAGTATTGTGACAAGGCTTTTTCTGCCTCGATGTCCTGATCGGCGCATGCCTTGACCATGTTCCAACCGAACTTACCCACCCGATTGGCGCAGGAGTTCAGTATCTTCTCGTGCTTCAGGTATTTTTCTGGATTACTTACTATGGCTTGTCGCGCCTCTATATTTTGGTCTGAGCAGGCTTTAACCATATTCCAGCCAAATTGTTTTGTTGTTTTGATGCAAGACTTGACGATCTTTTCATGTGGCCGATAGTTGGCTTGTAGCTGTTCATATGCCTCCATATCCTGATCCACACAGGCTTTCACCATAGTGGCTCCGTATTGGTTCATCTGACCTTTACAGCGTTCAATGACGGCGGCCTTTTCTGTATCACTGATTGCCATTACCGATGAGGTCAGCAACATCATACTGACCGCGACAACTCGCTTCATATCATTGTTCTCGTTTGGGATTGAAGCGGTATGCTACCAAATCAGCGCCTTCCTTGGCGCGTGACCGGTCACTATTCAGTTAACAGGCTTTTTCTCTTGTTCTTCTAAGCGAATTCCCAATTCGCATAGTGTGGCGATAGCACGGCACATTCCTTCTCGATCCTCGATTTTCAGATCGGGAGTGACCCGAGCTATATCCCTGATTGAACTGTAAATCTCTGTTTGAATCCCCGTCTGCACACTGCCTCCTACTACTGGTTAGACCTGATGATTTTATCTATAACCGGATTGCATATCTCGACGATCGCCGACTAGATTTTTCATATGTATGCATAAACACCTGTCAGATCTGACAGTCACCATGACCCCGAGCACGGGCACCTGCCGGAGGCGCCCCATGAAAAGAAAAACAAATCCTGCCCGGTCCGCCCGGGCCTATGTGGTTCGCGCAAAAAGCACCACCAAAGCCGTGCTGAAAAGGCATGGCCTCACGAACAGTGCCACAGGCAAGATCATTGATGTGGCGCCGGCTACTGTTGGCCGCTGGCTGGATGACCAGACCCGCGCCTTTTTCGATCTTGAGCACGCTGCCGCTATCTGTATCCATCTCGGGATCCCTGTCTCTCACCTGCTCCCCCCTGGTGACTGGCTGATTGGACACCACCAGAGCCCGCAGCGGGATCAATTGATGGCCCTGAGCGAGGATGAGATTGATTGGTTGCTCGCCGTTCGGGCCGGTGCCATGGCCTGTTATCGCTGATGTCATCGGTGTTCCTGGTTGCCTGGTGGTTAAGTCACTGACCAAGCCTGTCACATAGGCCGCCAGTAATTTGGTAATAAAATCCCCTCCAGCATGGCTGGATTTTTGTTTGAGGCTCTAGGTTTTACCGCATAATAATCAGGTTGTTTATTGCAAGTCAAACATCCCAATCACACATCATGACTAATAACACTTATCTGTTATTTTTTGACGTTATAAGCAAATGAAAGGCAGCTATCCCGAACCACAAAATAAGTCGACGCGACAAACCAATTCACCTAATCACGCTGGTGAATTGATCACTAGACGCTAGACGATTGAGCAAAAGCCGCATAAACGCTGGCCTTGCTCGCTTTCTGCTCATCAAATCTTTAAACGGCCTTTAAACCACCTTTAAACACTATTTACAGATTTAAAACCTTGAAAATATTTCAGGCCAGACCATGAATATTTTGATAGTGGAGCAGTTATCTTGATAGTGGTGCAGTTATTTAAGAGTGGGGGCTGTTATTTTAGGGTTGGTACGGTTACCTGTTTTAGTATTCTGGATATACAAAGTATATAAAATATATATACAAATAATATTAAAAAGCCCCTCAGTGAGGGGCTTGATGCTTTTTCTTGGTGTCGCACCGTTCATGACGTCACAGCGCCATGGCCTTGTCGCCCTGGGTGTGCCAGCACTCCGCCTCTCCCTTGAAGGTTCCGCCGCATCCTTCCGGCAATGCACAGTCGCAGTTTTGGCAGGACTGCTTTTTCAGCTCGGCTTCCTGTTCCAGCCAGCGTTCCCAGTCTCGCCGGATCAGGGTGCTGATGTACTCGTCGGCGGAGTAGGGCTCACCGCTGCCAGCTCGAGCGATGCGCAGGTGGTCCAGCTGCTGTCGCTCCCGTTCGGAGAGCGCCACCTCCACCCGCTTGATGCCGAGAGCCGCCCGTCTGGCCCGCTGGGCCTGCTTGCGTTTGGTGGCTTGGTTCATATTGCCTCCTTGCGGTGGTCAGCCACTACCTGGTGCAGTGCTGGCCGGTATGTTGGATTGAGCTGTTCGGCGGCGCCCGGGTTGGTGCGATCGGTAGGGCTGCCCGGTGCGATAAAGAGGGTGCGGCCGGTGACGGCGCACCGGATGGTGCCGCTCTGGTCGATGGCCACAGGGGTGAGCCCGTCTACGATATGGCGGCGGCCAACAGATCGGCCATCTGCGGTCAGCACCGGCACGGTGGCGCGGTTGGCTCTGGCCTGAAACGGGTTCGGTACCTCGGCGGCGATGGCCGGCAGGGCCAGCGATGTTGGACGAGGGTGCCGGCGGCGCAGGATGGCGCAGGCCACTGCCTGCTGTTTGCCCTGTAGCATCCCCACCCACTGGCTGATTTCCTTGGCTGGCCAGCGTTGCTGCAGGATGCAGGTCACTCTATTGTCCAGGCTGCGGTACTCTTCGCGGCTTACGGTCTGTTTGCTGTTCATGTTCATGCCCACTCCTCGCTGTAGTCGTTCTCTTCTTGCATCCACTCCGGCACATCCAGCCCCTCCAGTACCCGCCACATCTCTGACTGATAGGGCTCCGGCAGCATCTCTATCCAGCTGCGGGTACCGGTATGGCCCTGTGCCTGGTAGACCTTGCCGCAAAGCTCAACCAGCATCGGCCAGTCCTGATCTCCTTCCGGTACCGCGTACTCATCCGGCTGGTTAGGCTCGGCTGGCGACTGGCCCTCAGGCACCCAGTCAGGCTCGCTTGGTACCGCTCGGCGCGATTGCACCTGGCCGTTCTCAAGCCAGAGGCTGAAACCGTCCACGCTGACGCTAGATCCAGAGCGCAAACGGCTGATAGAGAAGGGAGATAAACCCCATTGCTCTGCCATTAACTGATCCGCGAACGCCTCAGGATCCGGCTGCGTACAGTTATTGTCAGAGCTCCAAGGAGCCGGGCTGTCGCCCGACTGAACACCCACACCCCAACCCGAACCCCCGGCGGCCTTGGCGGCCTCATAGGTGCCTGCTGGTACCACTTCCCACCCTTGCAGGCGGGTCTTGATACCCAGGCGAGCGGTGTGCAGCCCCATCAGGCGCTTGATGTCCTCGCCGTAGCTGTTGGCTTGTTCTTCGATGAGGTGGGCCAGCTTGATGGGGTGATCGGCACGGGTAGAGAGGGCCCCGCCCATAGCGTGTAGGTAGCAGCGGAATATGCCGTTATCGGCGGCATAGCGGGCGGCCTCAAAACGTGGGTCTTGCAGTAGCGGCTTGGGCGGACCGACCAGATCGCCGTTCTTCTTGGCGTTGCTGATACGGCGCAGCTCGCGCCAGATGCCTACAGGGGCGCCGCCGATCTGCTGAAAGGTACGGATCCCCCACCAACTGGCCCAGGCGCAGGCGTGCTGGGCGCCCTGGTCAGCCTGGGTGCCCGCTTCGTCATCGCCATCTACGTGCTCGCCATCGATGTTTTTGGCGATGTATGCCGCGATGTAACCAGTGGCATCCCCCTTGGACGGGTCGATCTCTTTCCAGTCGAAGCGCGGCGTAAAGTCAGTAAAGGGGGTGCCCTGATTGCTGCGCTCCAGCTCCTGCCGATCATCTGTCAGGGCATAACGCTGCAGAGTGTCGATCACCCCATTCCGGTCGCGTTTTCGCATAAACAGCAGCATGTGCCAGTGCGGCGTGCCATCGTGGTGTGGTTCGCAAACCCGGAAGCCATAGATAGGCATGCCCCAGCGTTTCAGGTATGAACGGGCCCGGCTCCACAGCTGTCCCAGATAGGCGCAGGTGTCACGTGGGGTGGCGCCCTGGTACTTGTCGTTTTCGATGGTCTTGCCGTTGCGGCCAGTCTTCCAGGCGTGGAAGCGGCTCGGGGCTGTCCAGGTAAAGAAGACCCCCACATGGCCCTGCTCCTCGGCATAGTCCTCGAACCCCCGCATGCGAGTCATCATCTCATTGCGGCGGTTGACCGGGTTGGAGACGCTGGCCTCCCAGCAATCTTTCATCGAGATCACAAGGTCATGTTGGTCGTTCATCACTTCCGACTCGGCTAGCCAGCGCATCATGGCCCGCTTGCGCTCGCGCACCACTTTCATGGTGGCGTTCGAGACGTAGGCGGAGACGCCCTTACGCACCTTGCCCAGCAGGATAGCAATGTGCTCTTGTAGCCTGTCCCAGCAGCGGTTGATGCGCCTCTCCCACCACTTGGCAGATAGCAGACGCACCATTACGCTCAGGATCCAGTTATCCCGCGCCTCTTTGGTTTTGAAGTCCGGCATCTTGCCGATGAATCCCCACTGGTCTGCGGGCTGTTTGATTACCTCCCATGTTTCCATCAGATCCAGCTCACCGGCGTGGGTGTTCTGCTCGATGTTCTTCCAGATGGCGGCGGTCTGGTTGGCGAACTGGTTGGCGACCCGCTTGCGGCCGTCATCATCGCGCAGGTGCTGGGCATCGACCGGCAATGCCATTACCAGAGAGCGAACCCACTTCACCCGTTCCCGTAGCCATATGTTGGCGCTGCGGCAGTTGCGGGCGGTGCCATCTTTGCGGCGGCGCACGTACTGCTTGAACAGCACCTGTGTGAACTGCGGGGAGAGGCCATCAAGCAGCTGCACCGCCCAGACCAGATCTGATTCACCAGGCGCCCCCATAAAGGCGGCCTCCAACTTGGTACCCGGCATGGAGTTGGCGAGGGTATCGATGCGCGACCGTAAGGCCTTTTTAGACAGCGGCAGCTGGTTGCGCTTTGGCGTTGGCAGGCGGGAGATGGCAAAACCAAGTTGGCCAGCCTCGGCGGCTGGCCCTTTGTTGTTCTGGTTGGTCATTGGAGATTGTTACCCAGTGTCTTGATGGTGTTTCTTGTCATGCAGCCACCTCCTGTGCATCGGCGCACATCTCTGGCAGGTTGGCGCGCACCAAGGCGGCAGCCAGTGGCGGGCACACGGCATTGCCGCAGCGGGCGACTTGCGCAGTCTTTGTGAACTTCTTGCCGTTGGCATCGTGGGCGATCACGTAGTCAGCCGGGAAACCCTGAGCCGCGAACAGCTCATGAGGTTCGAGCATCCGCATGCCGATATCGACGATCTGATAATCCTCGCCGCGCACTGTGACCAGACCGAACCGATCCCGAGTCGTCACGGTATGCAGGGGCTCGGAGCAGGGGATGGTTGAGTCGGTGCCGTAATACTTGAGCAGAAAGGCCCTCACCTCGCCGATATGCAGCCCGCCAGCGGTGACGGTGGGCATGGGCTCGGTCACCGGTTGGCCGTGCTGGCAGGTACCGCGCAGCTTAATCAGGTGGCTGGTCACCAGTGCGTTGTGGTCAACGGTGGTCACGGTCGGCAGCGGCTTGGTCAGCTCTGCGCCCACGACGCCGGTGTAATGCTTGGCCAGAAAGGCGGTTACCAGCTGACTCTTGTCAGCCTTGGCCATGACTGTGCCCAGTGGCTCCTCAACGGATTGACCAACAGATCGGCCAAACTGTCGAGCGATGACCGGTGACACCAGCGCGAAGTGGCCACCCTTTACCTGGGCGCAGATAGTGCGCAGGGGCTCATTGGCCGGCATGTTGCGCTGATGGCTGGCGTTGGCATGCTCAGTGATGAAGGGGGCAAGTGCTGAATCCCGGTCAACTGGCACGATGAAAGGCTCGGCGGCATTGATGACGAACCGTTCCAGCCCCTTGGCTATCCGGCGCAATGTGTTCTCAGCCAGTGGCCGCTTGCGCTCGAAAATGGAGGGGCACGGGATCGACCAGTCGATGATGTCTGCGGCGGTTTGCCACGGCAGCAGCTTGCCAGCCTTCACCTCGGCACTGTCTGGCGCGCCATGGGTTGGCTTGGGCCACACGATGGCGGCGCCATCCCGGCGGGCAATCAGGAACAGGCGCTTGCGGATAGTGGGGGTGCCATAGTCACAGGCGCGCAGCTCGCGCCACTCCACCTTGTATCCCTGGCGGCGCAGCGCATTGATGAAACTGTTGAAGGTGCGGCCCTTCTTGGCGGGGTCTGGGCGGGCGTTACCTTCTGAGTCAATCAGCAAGGGCCCCCAGGTCTGAAACTCCTCGACGTTCTCCAGCATGATCACCCGGGGGCGAACCTGGGCCGCCCAGCGCAGGGCAACCCATGCCAAGCCCCGGATCTTCTTGCTGACAGGGGTTGAACCCTTGGCCTTGGAGAAGTGCTTGCAGTCAGGCGACAGCCAGACCAGCCCGACTTGGCGACCAGCTACCACGTCACGCGGCACGATGTCCCACACCGATTCGCAATAGTGCTCAGTGCTGGGGTGGTTGACGGTGTGCATGGCGATCGCATCCGGGTCGTGGTTGATGGCGATTTCAGGGCTACGGCCCAATGCCATTTCGATCCCGGTAGAGGCACCGCCGCCACCGGCGAAGTTGTCGACCACGATCTCGCTGAACAAGTTGAAGTTACTCATGCGCCGATAGCTCCCTGATGTTGTTCCGGCAGGTGGCCAACGCATGGCGGGCATGCCTCGCCATCTTTCTGGCTGCGACACACTGGCGCAGGGTCAGGGAGACCGTGCAGCGTGGGCGAGGGGATAGCCGACGCATTGCCAGTAGGTCGCGCTGATACGAGCGCAGGCGGGCCTCGTCGCCCATCATGGTGTCGAACCATCTATCCACACGGGTTTGCAGGTCGGAGATCAGGCGGAGGCTCATTTGATGGTCTCCCCCAGTCCGTGAATCGGTGCGCAGTCTGCCCACCACTCGGCTATTTCTCTCGCCAGCGCGACTTCACCGCTACCCAGCGCCAGCCAGTACACTGCGCGGATGGCGCCCAGCGCCAACAGCTCAGACACATCGAGATCAGCCCACAAAACCCGAGCCTGATCGTATTCAGCGCGGGCCGCTTCCCAGTGCTTGGTCAGCTGGCTGACCGGCGTGGGCGGCTGCATATGGGCGGGGCCTGCTTCTGCGCCGCCCTGTTCATCGACTGGTGCTTCCAGTTCAAACAGGTCATCAGTCATTCCTCATCCCCCATCACTGAGTCGTCATCCATCAGGTCTTCCTGCTTGCTGGTCACAACCAGTTGCACCTGGATGTACTCATCCCCGGAATACAACTCGCCCAGGGCGATGCGGTTTTCCTGCTCGCCAGTGGCCAGCAGTTCGGTCAGCAGCGGTAACACGGCGCGTTCTGCCCGCTTGGCGATATGAATGGCATCGATACTCATGCGCCAACCCTCCCGTTCATTGAGCGGAACACCTTGAGCCAACGCAGTTGCTGGCGGGCTTGTTCACGCAGATTGCGGCCCTCGGGGCCGCGCTTGGTGGTGTAGGTCTTGGCCTTGATGCGGTGCGGCAGCTCGGCCAAATCGGCCAGGGCTTCCTGCCTGGTGATGGGGTGGAACAACTTTTTCATGCGACCCCCTCAACAATCCTGATTGAGCCTGAGACAAGGCGCTCCATGCGGGCGTATCCGTTCTGGCCTTTCAGCCAGGTGGTGCCGCAGTTGATGTAACCGCGGCTAACCAGATAGGCACTGGCGGCCTTGATAGTGGGTTCAGTGTGGCGAGTGATAACGGCTGCCATGATCAGATCTCCCCTCGGCAGTTGACGCATGACCATACAGCTCGCCAAGCCATGGCGGCTGGACGCTCCAGAGAATGGATCAGGTCAGGATTGCTGCTGTAACGCTGGCCGCGATAGGCCAGCTTGCGGTTTTGAAGGCGCAGGTTGCGCAATTGGTCACGAATGGCTAAAGTTGGCATGTCGATTTACCTAGTTGACGAATGAAAGCCCCGCGGTGTTCCACCACCTTTGCGGGGTTTTTTATTGCCCGATTGCTCTCGGTCCTTGCTGAACCATTTCGCTGGCGGCCATAACGGCCTGTTTCATTTGCAGCCTCTTTGTTCTCTCCTTCTTCAATCTTTCGATATCCCCTATAGGCCTGGTGACCGGGGCTGGATGCCATGCTCTGGTGTCACATCCGCAACGGAATTCGCCCTGGTAGTCCAGCGCGAGGACGGCCAGACGGATCGCTTCTCGTTGCTGGTGAGGCAAGGCTGACAGGGTTGCGCTCATCAGCTGGCCGCGTGGCTGGCGGGCGATGCCGCAAATCGCTACCTTCTTGGCCTGGCTGATAGCCAGCCAGTCTGTGTCCAGGCTGGAGCGGGTCTTGCCGAACAGTTCGCGCAGCAGCAGGCAGCCCGCTGTGTTCATGGCCACCTGTTCTGTGGGCGTCAGGCCCGCCAGATTGCGTTCGTCGTGGTTGATTTGTTGCTGTTGCATGGGTTCCCCCTTACATGGTCATGGTTTGCATCAGGATGTCTGATGCGCAGGCGACGGTCGGCACGGCCTGAAAGCGGGCCTCGATGTCGTGGATGAGCAGTGCCAACGACCCCATTGCCGAGGTGGCCACACTGACGATGGTGTTGCGTTCGGTGCGGGATACACGCCCCCGCTCGGCCAGTTCCAGTGCCCGTTGGCCGATGCTGGCCACCTTGGCATTGAGGTCGATCGCTTGATGGGGAAGGGATGGTGCGCGTTCAGCGTTTGGAATGGCGATGGCGGTGAGCTTGCATTCCATCAGCATGCCGTCGAACAGGGTTTCGTCCCCTTCGGTGGCGTGATACAGCACGATGAGATCGGCCACGGTTAGCTGGTGCGGCTGGTCAGGGTTGAGTTTGTTTCTCAGTACCTGAGCATCAATGCCAGCCTCCTTGGCGACCGTGCTGATCACGTAGGCGGAAGCAAATCTGCTGCATGCAGATTCGAAGTGTGGATGTTTGCAGTTGCCATCGATAAACATGGTTCTCGCTCCATTGAGTGCCATAGTTACCGGGAGGTTGCGGGCGCATATGATGCTGCGGCGGCCTGTTGGTAGAGCGCGACCATATTGATCAGAACCCTGTGCTTAGGCCCTGCCTTCGGCATGATCTGCAGTTCACCGCTGGCGACCATCTTTCTCACTGTGCCAACAGGGATGCCGGTATCTGCGCTATAGCGCTCGATGGTTTTAACCGGTGTGTCGATCTTGAGTGCAATCTCTGACATGATTGGAATCCTTTGATTGAGTATCAATATGCGGCTATATGGGTAGATATAGCCTCAGTCAACACGGTTAACTCTACTGGTGGCATCATTTGGTGTCAATGATCAGTTTGGGTTGACCCATATGATTTTGTAGGGGTGCTATATGTCTTTTGATTCAAATCAAAAGAGTTGCTTCGATAGGGAGGCTTTTGTTTTGAGACTTGAGAAGCTCATAGGAAAAGAATCCATGAGATCTTTTGCTCGCAGGGCTGATATGAGTGACACAGGTCTTAAGCGGTACCTTTTTGATGGCACAATCCCACCTATAGATAGGGCGCTCAAGCTAGCGATTGCGGGAGGTACAACTTTCGATTGGCTGGTGTTTGGCGTTGGAGATGGTGTTAACCATCAGAAGTCACACGATGCAGTATCAGACGTTCGAGGCGCTTACGCTTACCAGCCTGATGAGTTCACTACTATTCCGGCCTATCAAGTAGAGGCAAGCGCAGGACACGGTTCACAGATTACTGACGAACCGCTGGCCGAACCGATGGCGTTTCGCACCGACTGGCTGCGCCGTGAGGGGTTCGACCCGGCCAAGATGGCGGTAATCCGCGCCAAAGGTGACTCCATGGAGCCGACTATCAATGACGGTGACGTCATACTTGTAAGGCTCACCAATGGCGAATCTCCCCGTGATGGACTCTATGTGTTGCGCCTCGATGGCGGCCTTTTTGTAAAGCGGCTGCAGTTCGATCTGCGAGGTGTTCGCATTATTTCTGATAACTCTCTCTATCAATCTCTTGAACTGAGCAAGGCTGAAATGGCTGAGATGGACCTGGTTGGCCGTGTGGTGTGGGCTGGCAAGAAGTTCTGAGGAGTAAATATGCTTTTAATCATGGCTGCCTTGGTAGTTGCATCCAACAAACAAGCGCTGACGGTGTGTTGTGGTCGTTAAAAAAGTTGATGGCAAGGCCAAGCCTTGGCGTGCTGACGTTCGCCCCGATGGGGTGACTGGCCCACGCTTGCGCAAGAGCTTCATGACTAAAGGAGAGGCGCTGGCATGGGAACGGCATCAACTGACCAACAAGCCCTGGCTGAAAGAGGCTGAGCCCGAGAGCGGACCGCAGGAACAACGCCGTTTGCTGGATCTGGTGCAACTCTGGTTCGGCCGCCATGGTCAAACTCTGGCTGATGGTGACCGCCGGCGGGATAAGTTGGTGTGGTTGTGCGAGGCCCTGGATAACCCCATCGCCAGCGAGTTCACCTCCGAGCACTTCTCGGCTTATCGTGAACGGCGGCTGGCAGGTGAGCTCTATGTACCAGGGCAGCGCAAGCAGGTGACGCCGACCACCATCAACCGCGAGCAGCTCTATCTGCAGGCGGTGTTCAACGAGCTGGCCCGTCTTGGGGTGTGGAGCGGCGGCAACCCGCTGGCCGACCTGCGCCAGTACAAGGTGCAGGAGAGCGAGCTGGCCTATCTCTCCCAAGATGAGATCGAGCAGTTGCTCGATGCCTGCAAGGAGCAGCGGGATCTGTGGCTGGTCGTGATGCTTTGCCTTTCGACTGGCGCTCGCTGGTCTGAGATTGAGAAGGTCAGCAGGTCACAGATCGGCATGGGGCGGATCACTTTCACCAAGACCAAGGGCAAACGAAACCGGACTGTCCCTGTCGCCCCCTGGTTGCTGGCCATGCTGCCCAAGCGCACCGGCCGCCTGTTCGATGATTGTTATAGCGAGTTCGAGAAGGCGATCAGGCGAGCAGGCATCAAGCTGCCAGCTGGCCAGAGCACTCACGTTCTACGCCATACCTTTGCCAGCCACTTCATGATGAACGGGGGCAACATTCTGGTGCTGCAGCGTATCCTCGGCCACACGGATATCAAGATGACGATGCGGTATTCCCATTTTGCCCCCGATCACCTGGAGGATGCTGTGCGTTTAAATCCCATCACGGCCCTGAAAAGTGTCCATAAACAGTCCATCGAGCGGCCCTATATTGGCTAACAAAGCTCAACGATGAGCTTTTGCGGCCTTTTAAAATCAGTAACTTATTGATTTATAAAGGTGCCAAACGGTTTCAAAATCCGCCGATGAATAATCGTGTCGGTTCGAGTCCGACCCCGGGCACCATTTAGAATTCAATGACTTAAGGCCACCCAAGCGGGTGGCCTTACGTTTTTCTGTGACCAAGTGGCGACAGAGATTTCGGTGATCGATTCGGTCTCTACTTAAATGCTGGTTGTTGGCCCACGGTGTGACCGGACACATTTCATAGAAAACCTATTTTCCGTGGGGCAGGCCAGCCAGTGCACCCAGGCCGCAGCGCCCTTTCAAAATTTCAGTTATCAAATCAGCCCTCATTGGACCTAACCGGCTGAAACAAAAAGCCTTCTAGCTGTTCCCTCGCGGCAAACCGGATCCTTCCCGATAGTTCAAATTCCCACGGAAAGTACGCTCCTCCCAATACATTCAACGACTTACGCTTTCGACGCCGCTAGTCAGCCCCCTTTCAAACTGTAAAACCCTGCAATTGCTTTCGATCCTTTCAGATCCTCGCCAAGCCGCAGATCCTTTATCTGGCGCGGTCTGGGCCTATGGAGTTGCGGTAATCCACTTTTGCAAAAAATTTTATTGGTGTGGTGCGCAGGCGGGAGCGGAAGAGCGCGGATTCCGTGACGCAGCGGTGGGCGCCGGGAGGCTGTGAGCGTGCTCAGGCTTCACGTATGATGCAGCACCTGATGGGGCTTGATGCGCACTCTGAGCGTCAGGTTGTTACGCTCGATACGTTGTGTGAATATTTCCCCGGTCAGGTCTATCTCGTGCGGGACTTCCCTGGCATAGCCTCTCCACTCATTACTGGTGATAACGCCAGGCAGGGGGCAAGCAGGTTCAGCAATCGACGGCATGTTTCATCGTTGCGCGGACCTAAGGTGTAGGTAACAACTCGTTTTCTTTTAGTATCAAAGACATAAAAAAATGTCGATTATTTTGGTTGCCAACATAGACCCATAGCTCAT